TTTAAAAAGATATGGAAAAAAAATTACATTTAAATGCATTTTTTCCTTTACATTACGTTAAAAGTATGGTATAATATATCTATAAAATGAAAAAAGGACTACAATATGACTCAATCAATCACTAAAAATATCACTAAAATAAACTATAACTTCGACCTACCATCTGATATCTCTATTACAGATTTCTTAACTATTTTAAATGATTTTCACCTTACTCTAATCTCATCCATACCAATCGGACCTGGTGGGGGAAATCCAAATATTACTATTTCTGCCACTCCAACATCCATTACGGCTTTTAAACATTTCTTATCTAACACATAAGATTTGTTTAACATGTTAATAACAAACTTTAAATTAGATGCATAAAGTCCTTTACATTAAGTTAAAAGTATGGTATAATAGATCTATAAAATGAAAAAAGCGGAGAATACTAAAATGTCAAAACCAATATCAGTTAAAAGATTAAAAGATCATATCTTAAAAGGTGATACTAAAGAAATGATAAGAGTTTTATTAAATGCTCTACCTTATCAAATAACTAGAGAAGAAAGAGGTACTGTAGTCCAAAAAGAACTTCTTAAAAGATATGTTATGGTAAAAGAAATGGAAGCTATGTTAAAAAAGGGAGTTATATAATGGGAATACACATTGGAAAGCACGAAAGATCAACAGCATGGATTGGTAGATTTGATCCTAAAGATCCAAGAGATATGGCTGAATTTGCAATGGTTAAATCTATTGTAAGAGCATGTAATTCTGATAAAACTAAATTTAGAGTTGAAAAAAAAGGTAGAAAACCAACTAATGGTTTTAATTACTTTGGCGATCCTAAAGGTGGTATGAAGAATGCTACACTATGGGATGTATATGTTTATAAAAGAACATACGATTATTATAATAACAAAAGGATTGGCTAATGATTATAGTTGATTACAGTGGTATTGCACTAGCGAGTATCATAATCAATAAAACATTTGATGAACAAATGATTCGTCATATGATATTGAATTCTCTTAGAATGTATCATAAAAGATACCGTGATGAATTTGGTGAAATGGTTCTTGCTGTAGATGCTGCAAACAACTGGCGTAGGAAAGCATTTCCACAATACAAAGCTAATCGTAAAAAAGATAGAGGTACTTCATCCTTTGATTGGAATGAAGCATTTCGTATTCTAAATCTTATACGAGAAGAAATCGGAGAAAACTTTCCATACAAAGTTGTTAAGATTGATGGTTGTGAAGCAGATGATGTTATTGGTACATTAGTCATTAAGAAATCAAGTGTTGATTTTAATCCAGAAAAAATCATGATTGTATCTTCTGACAGGGATTTTATACAACTACAAAGATTTCCAAATGTCAGACAGTTCTCACCAATTCTTAAGAAAGAAATTGTAGAAAAGAATGCTAGGTACTTCTTACTTAATCATATTATTCGTGGTGATAAAGGCGATGGTGTACCAAACATATTATCTAATGATGATGTATTTGTTGAAGGATTCAGACAAACACCTATGACTCAAAGAAAAGTAGAAGATATTATGGAAGACCTTGAAGAAGGTGAATTACTTTATGCTGCATCGTGGTATCGTAATTATTGCAGGAATGAAAAATTAATTGCTCTTAGCGAAACCCCACCCGAGCTCAAACAAGAAATTATAAATAACTATGAGGATCAAAATCCTTTAGAAAATAAAAGTAAAGTATTTCACTACTTAGTTACTAAGAGGTGTAATCAATTGATTGAAAGTGTACAGGAGTTTATTTAATGATTAAATATGTTTTTGAAATATTAGAAGAAGTTGGCAAACAACGGACTCGTGAAGAAAAAGTCAAGATTTTAAAAGAAAACGAATCATGGGCTTTAAAAGATGTCATACGCGGCACGATGGATGATAAGGTACAATGGAATCTTCCTATTGGTAGACCTCCATATACTCCTTCACCAGCTCATCACCACCCAGCAAATCTGTTTAGAGAAAATACAAAGTTTAAATATTTTGTTAAAGGTGGCCAAGGCGATAAAATGCCAAAATTTAAAAGAGAGCAACTCTTTCTAGGTATACTAGAAGGAGTACATCCTGAAGATGCTAAAGTTGTTTTGTCAATGATTAACAAAGAAAAACTTAAAGGTATCACAGAACCTGTAGTAAAGGAGGCATTCCCTAATTTACTATAACATCAACGAAAGGTAACACATGTTGCAACAACTTGAACGTTTACGTAAAGACTCTAATGAATTACACATTTATGCATTAAAACTTAAAAAGCGAGGTAAGTTAAATAAGATGAATATAATTTTAGAAAAAAGAAATTTCTTAGAAACCCAAATCAAGTTGATTAATCCAGAGGTAAGACTTTCTACTTAAAGAAAAAATTAATCCTTTACAAACAGTGAAATTTATGATATAATATATATTATTTGAAGGTGACAATATGAATATTTTTATACTTGACAAAAATCCAATTACAGCTGCACAAATGTTGTGTGACAGACATATTCCAAAAATGATTGTGGAATCAGGTCAAATGCTAAGTACTGCACATAGGTTGCTTGACGGCATACCAGAAAAGCGTAGGTCTAAATCTGGTAAGACCATTCAAACATACTTCTCTTTTGGCGATGAACGTGATGACATTTACTATGCAGCAGTTCATAAGTACCATCCTTGTACTACATGGACGCTAGCATCTAAAGAAAACTATCAATGGCATTATGAACATTTCATCGGTATGTGTAAAGAATTCGAACATAGACGTGGTAAAGTTCATAAAACTTATGAAGTTCTTAGTGAAGCACTTGCTAAAACTCCGATAAATATACCAAACACTGGATTAACCGAGTTTGCACAAGCTATGTCACATTATCCTGATTGTATAGTTAAAGGTGATGCAGTAACAGCATACCGCAATTACTATCACATGGCAAAATCATTTGCTAAATGGGATTGGGGCAGGCCTGCGCCAGACTGGTGGAAAGGATATCAAGGTGCCTAAATACACACTAAAGAAATGGATTGATGCTAAACACAGATACATTGAATGGGATATAACTTGTCCTTCAGATGAACTCGATGCTATATGTAACGAGTACAATGCTGAAAGAGTTTTGAAATTTCCAAGCGTTGTCAGTAGTCAAGGTAGTTTACTATCAAAGACTAGTAATGGTTGGAAAGACAATCTGAAAAGAATTAAATCTAAATCAGGTAGAGGTAATACAATTAAAGTATGAGCAAAAGCATCGTGAGATTTGAAAATTTAATTAATATAAAACCTATAACTAAGAATCAAGAAAAAGCTTTTGAATCTTGGCAACATAATGAAAACTTAGTACTTGCTGGTTCTGCTGGAACTGGTAAAACCTTTATTGCAATGTATTTAGCTTTACAATCTACATTAGAACCTGGTACGCCTTATCATAAAACAGTAGTGATAAGATCTATTGTACCAACACGTGATGTTGGTTATCTACCTGGCAGCTTACGAGAAAAAGCTGAACCTTTTGAAGAACCTTATAAACAAATTTCTTTAGAGTTGTTTAATTATGACTCTTCTGTATATAATAAACTTATAAATAACCATCAGATGGAGTTTTTAACTACATCATTCATTCGTGGCACTCAAATTAATAATGCTGTAGTCATCATAGACGAAATGCAGAATTTGAATTTTCACGAGCTTGACTCTGTAATCACACGTATTGGCCAAGATTGTAGAGTCATTTTTTCAGGCGATTACTATCAATCTGATTTTAAAGATGGTCATGAACGCGATGGTATTCAAAGGTTCCTAAGAATAGTCGAACGGCTAAAAAACTTTAGTGTTATAACATTCGGTTGGGACGATATTGTAAGATCTGATTTTCTCAGAGATTATATTATGACTAAAGAAATGTTAGGCATAAAATGAAATTTTTTATAATAGTATCATTCATTATGGCAAATAGCGCTGCAGTTGACCGACCGATTTATGTATTTGGAAAACCGCAATTTGAAAATATTAATAATTGTAAGCAGTACGTATCTGTAATGCATCAACGAATATACACAACAGCAAGTGCGTCATATAACTTTAGGTACACACCTGAAGCAATCTTTTGTTTAAACACTGAACAAGTTAAAGGTATATTTAAGTATAGTTATGATGAAAAGGAAAAGAAAAATATTTAAGCATGAAAAAATTGATATCGGATATGAAGACTTGGATGCAAACACTACCACAACTGGAAGAACTTATAGTACTCCTGATGGTAAGTCTTATCCTAGTGTCACAACAGTTCTAAGTATACTAAATGAACATTTTATTAAAGCTTGGCGCGAACGTGTAGGTGAAGAAGAAGCAAACCGCATAAGTGGTGTAGCTTCTAATCGTGGTACACGTGTACATAGTATAGTTGAGAAGTATTTAAAAAATGAAGATACAACAGAATTCCTACCAAACATCAGGCAAAGCCTTGAAAATCTCAAAACAGTCCTTGATCCAAATATTGGAAAGATATTCGGTCTCGAGGTGCCTTTATTTAGTCATCACTTAGGTGTTGCAGGTAGATGTGATTGCATTGCAGAATACAATGGTGTGCCATCTATCATAGATTTTAAAACATCCCGTTACATTAAGAAAAAAGAAAAAATCACTAATTACTTTGCACAAGGTGCAGCATACTCTATCATGTGGGAAGAACGCACAG